CGCGTAGGGTAATATCACTTATGCATCGTGGAAAACCTATCAGAGTTTCCAATGAAAATAAATTGTGTATGTACAAAGACTTATACGCCAGATTTCTAAAGTACAAACAAGAAATGAGGGCGCCAGGTTATTGCGTATTAAAATATATCATAGAACAGCCAGCGCCTTCTTACTACGTGGCAATAGATACAATGAGAGGCATCATTTATAAATCAATAAAGAACAGATAAGATGATATTTATCATTTTCCTTGTATTCATATACTCCATTAGTTTTTATTGCGACACTACGCAATTAGGTATATACGATGGGGGCGAATGGTGGAACTATATAACCTATAGCCTCATTCATATAAACTTCTTCCATCTAAGTATCAATTCTGCATTATTCTTGTTTTACTGGAGAAGGCTCCGGAACTTCAACCTGTATATCATTATACCAATAATGACTATAACTCCTATTCTCTCAGCAATCTTTGCGACCTATCAGGAACCGACAGTTGGTGCCTCAGCAATAGTCTTATCTATGGTAGGCATTATTACAGCCGGCATTGAACAACGTTATATGCCGAAAATCATTCTCTTACTTGCATTCTCATTTCTAACTACGGGCTTATTCGCTCCACATATCAATACGCTTATCCACGTATATAGCTTTCTAATATCATTTGCGGTAAGCCTCTTATTCAGGAGGTTTATATATGACCGTAAATGAAATAATACAGAAGAACAGAGAACGGCTCGCGATAATACGAAGTCCATATAATCCGATAACCGGCGAAGGATCAACATCTATTCCCCGGAAAAAGGTCTATATAAAAGATTGTCCTATTGAAGAAATGTATCTTCCGGAACAATTCGCGGAAACCGGTTTTGTGCAAAAGCTCATTGAGATTGGATTTAATGGGTATATCAAGTTCATCCTCAAACAGGGTATATCGGATAAGATAAGGAATGAGCTTTGGACATCATTTTGCCAGGAACGAATAAATTATGACTTTGAATACTGGGCCTATTCATGTATTCAGATATCGGCGAAAGGAAAAGGGAAAGACATAGCATTTTTACTTAACCGGGCACAAAGATATTATTTAAAAGAACTGGAAAAGCTTCGCATTGCCGGTGTCCCTATCGACATTATTCTGTGTAAAGCCCGTCAATGGGGCGGTTCCACGCTTACCCAGCTTTATATGCTGTGGATACAACTTATACACCGTTCTAATTGGAACTCCGCTATTTGTGGGCATATTGAATCCGCAGCTCGAAACGTATCAGGTATGCTCCAAAAAGCAGTCGATAAAATGCCCTTATGGGCAACAAATAACATACGTCTAAAAACAAATCCCTATCAAGGTTCACAAAAGACCCGTTCGATTAATACAACGAATAGCCGATATTCCATCGGATCGGCAGAAAAGCCGGAAAGTCTTCGCTCTGAAGATATTTCAATGGCGCACTTGACAGAGGTCGGTTTATGGAAAGAAACGAAAGGGAAGAAGCCGGAAGACCTTGTACAATCCATATTCGGTTCTATACTCAGTGGTCCCTACACTATCAAGGTTTTGGAATCCACAGCCAAAGGTGTAGGAAACTACTTTCACCGCACCTGGTTAGACGCTGTAGAAGGGCGTAACAACTTTACCCCTGTATTTATTCCTTGGTTCATGATTGATATCTACTCCAAACACATCAATCCAAAAGATTACAATGCATTTATCTCTACCATGACAGAATATGAGCACTGGTTGTTTGAACTGGGCGCAACGTTGGAAGCAATTGCATGGTATCGCATGAAAACACTTGAATTCAAAGATAAATGGCGAATGTGTTCCGAGTATCCGTCTACGGCAGCTGAAGCATTCCAGAGTACGGGCCGGAGAATATTCCCGCAAAAATATGTTGAACAGGTCCGCACATCCACTCTTCCACCCTGTTTTTATGGCGAATTTGTCGCAAACGACATCAAAGGTAAGAATGCATTATCTAATATTCGTTTTGAACATATAGAGCCTACAAAGGACCTGAATAATATACTTTGGGTATGGACACTTCCCGACAATACAGAAAAGTATTATGACCGATATGTGGTTAGCGTCGATATCGGTGGTACATCAGAAGCCGCAGACTTTTCATGTATTAAAGTGGCGGACCGGTTGCCTATGCTGGAAGACGGGGGCCTGCCTGAAATTGTAGCCGAATGGCACGGACATATTGAGCATGACTTACTTATATGGAAAGCAGTTCAAATAGCTGCTGCTTATGGGAATGCTGTACTTGTCATTGAAAGTAACACACTTGAAACAGAAGGAACAGAAGGTGACAACTTCGATTATGTATTGGATGAAGTGGTAGAATACTACGACAACCTTTATTCGCGTACATCACCAGAGCAAATTAAACAGGGCCTACCGGTTAAATATGGTTTCCATACCAATCCCAAAACCAAGCCTACTATTATCAATTTCCTTAAATCTGCAATGCGCGACTTCCTATATATCGAGAGAAGTAAGCCTACCACGTTCGAGATGGATACGTATGAGCTAAAGGAGAATGGCAAGGAGATGGGCGCCGCTGAAGGCTGTCATGACGACTACCTGATGGCAACAGCGATCCTCATATATGTTTGCTATAAATGGCAACTCCCGCGAATTATGCGGGAGTTTAGGAAGTCTAAGAAAACAAAGATTGTCAGCGAAGCTTCTATTTAAGCAGCAGTTTTCACGATGCCATCTTCTGGAGTGGCGAATTGGTCATTGTTCACTTTCTGCATAAGATTGTTATTGCCCGGCATTACATCATGTGGTATGCCACCCATGGCCTGCTGATTCATCAAAGCCTGCTCGTTTCGTTTGATAGCTTCAAGTATCTTTGTAGCAAACGGATAAGAGCAATTCTCCAACAATGTCTTGACATCAATCGCATTTTTTTCAAAGAGTTGCATCAGGAAGTCATTCTGCAACATCTGGAATGATGGAGTATTAGTACCCTCAGTGATTTTCAAGTCAATCTGTGCATTCTGAACTTTATCCGGATCATAGTACTTTGCTTCTTCCGAATAATCCCTGCCAGACAAATCAATGTGCCTGGCAGAAGTATAATATTGCTGGATTGTTTGCATAACCATATAATCCCTTCTCTTACGGAATGAGTTGAACGATTCGAACATTCCTTTCAGATTCAATGAAGAGTTCTGAACTTGCTGTGCATACAAACTTGCGGCTGTGCCTGCACTTGGCTGTTTACCTTGCATAGCACTATTCACGCCTGAAATATCATTGATAAGTTTCAACTGCAAATTCAATAGTTCATAATCACCAGCAACAGCCGCCTGGCCATTATACTGCTGAACGACATTACTAAGATTCTGACCGTTTTTCAGGTTACAGAACAGAACCCCATTATATCGCACATATTCGTCAATTATTTCTTCGCGAGTCATACTTTCAAAAGCTGATTCATCAACAATCAATACACCTTTAGAAGATGAACTACGAATGAAATCAATCAATGTCATTGTTCGATTGATGGCACGTTGCTGGTCTATGAAATCCTCTACATAATTGAAGACCTTTCCCTGTATCATCGGGTACACATGGAAAGCATAGTTATGCGAACCATGCCAATAAGGGCTCCGGCCTTCTTGAAGAATGTCTCCCCAAGGGGACATGTACCGGTAATACCAATACTGTTCATTGCCATACTCATATTCAATCAACAATATGTCCTCCGGCAAAACACCATGAGCAAGTGCCTCATTCGTTCGCTGTTGGTTCTCCCAATCAATTTCCTTCTTTTCGTCCAATCCTACATAGTAGAATGTACCTTTCAGTGTATCATGACAGAAATATGCCTCCCGGCTCTCCAACCTCCACCCAAAGATAACCCGACACAAATCAGGACGAGACGGGGTATAGAAATCTAAATCTTTCGTTTCCCTTCCCTGTAAACCATCATAAGTAAGATATGTGTCGCTCGTACGATATATGTTTTCTATCCACTCTTTATCAGCCCGACTTTTAGCAAATAGGGAAACAACCTTATCAAGCGGCATATCATATACTTCACCGATACAATTCAAGTCCCAGGTACGGACATCCTCAATATTCGTATTGAAAAACATACGCGCCGGATTACAACCATATACCCAAACATCATTCATTCGTTTAGCGGGGTTCCAGCCATATTCCACACGCTGGCCTACATAGCCCCCGCATAGCATTAATCTAAGACTGTCAGAATCTAATTCTCGAATTTCATTCAGATCATGCACATATTCAACTGCGATACTCATCATCTCTCCGATTTTAGCCTCTTTCTGATCCCGGACCGTACAAATAGACTGGGTTACATTATTACGAAACTGTCCGTCAATATTTTTTAGTATGGGACTAATCATATTATTTTTCAATGGTACTTTACCATTCTTTTTGATTAAGTCCGCCTCTCTGATCATCAGATCTGTTTCCGGGTCCTTTATATAATCCCCCCATTGATCCTCGTAAGCATACATGACGCTTCGGCGCATTTTCCTCCGGGCCTCATCCAATGATGCCCAATACTTACTAAACTCATCCAAAATATCCAGATGCTTCTCGTTGCGTCTTTGCACACGAGAAACATTTGTCTTACGTACTGGTTTTACACTTCTATTTAAGAACTTATTCATAGCAACACATTTTTCACAAAAGTAAGGCAGTTAACTCATTAGGTAGTTGTTGATTTACAACAAAAGAACATCTACGTCTCTATTTTATAAGTTATAGTCTTATTTAGAATGTATTCTAAATAAGACTATTTGAGCCACATTTTTGGCATAAGTCATATACATTATCAGAATATTTCCTACTTTTGCAGCTGAAATTTTAAATATTCATTAAGAATAACGACAAGCAACGAAGAACAATGCCAATAGTAAAAGCCAAGTCTTTAGAGAACATTAATGCTGCAAATTTGTTAGTTAAGCATGGAATGTTTGCGGCCTCAGTGCATTGTTCGTACTATTCAGGTTTTCAACTTTCCAAGTATGTATTATCCCAATATTGTGCGATAACGTATAAAAAACAAGAAGATGAATCTCGTGGAATGGATTCCCATTTTTTTGTCAGTAATAAGGTGAGCGATGATTTATCTAAGAAAAACAGGTTTTATAGTATTGACTATAATTCGTATTTTGGAACATTGAAGATGTTAAGAAAGAAAGCAGACTATTCAAACAAGATTATTAAAGATAAAGATGCAGAAAAAGCTATAGAAGTTGCTAAAAAACTAACAGAATTACTCACTGAAAAATATAATATAATATGAATGCAAAAGAATTTATCATTTCAAGCTTAACCAAAATATCTAATGAAATATTAGATATTAAATTGAGGTATGCTTTCGATGAGACCTTGAATTTTCATATTATTGAGGTTTCTCCCGAAAGCATTAGAAGAGGAGACAATAAGTATATGGAGATGGAATATGATCTATGGAATAGTTTTCAGCAGATGTTCCCCAACGAAGATTTACTGATAAGTGAAATAGACGAAACGAATAATATGAGCAATACCCTTTATGAAACGGAATTGCCCATACAAAGTCAAATAAATAACATAGATGCCTTAAGATTTGATTCCATTTTCAGCAACTGGATTAAGAATCTTTCTGCAGGAGAAAATAGTTACGCATTAGCAGCTTAAGAAATATGGAAGCAAATAAATCAGATTTTAGATTAGAGGGATATCTAATTCGCAAGTCGGAAATCAAAATTGATACTGATTTTGATAAAGAAGAAACTCTTAACATTAACATTACCCCTTCTGGAATAAAAGAAAAGGATAAGTTCACATTAACATTAGACCTAAAAATTGCAGATAGAAATGACTTATTCAACATAAATATTACAGCGGAGGCATATTTTTATTTTCGTGAGGACATATCGTTTGATATGATGGGACATTTCTTCACAATAAATGCTCCTGCTATTATTTTCCCATATATTAGAGGTTACATATCTATGCTGACTTCTTTATCTGGGTGTGGAACTGTAATGTTACCCACTTTAAATCTCACCGATTTAGGAGAAGAGCTTGCTTCTAATATAAAAGAGATACAATAATCTTGATGATATATAAATCCTCGCCAATTGACGGGGATTTATCATATTATATAGTCTTTGTCAAACCACTCTCTTGCCAGTTCTTATATCCAGTATTATACATCCACTATTCTTCTCATTGCTATTATGACAAGGTTCATTGCCACAATACAATTCACAGCCACGCAATTCGTAGTTCTTCTCTGGTACTCCGGCAACAAATCTTAATCCTCTGTTCTCACCTATCAATTTATATATTACATCTTTAAGGCGTTCTATATCTTCGTTCATTTCGTTTCGTTTTTAATGGTAATTGTTTAAAATCATTCGATATTGTAAGCATCATTTTCCTTTTGTCTTTTCCTTGTACCAATCTACCACTTCCTGCATAAGTTCAATCTTCTCTTGAGGATTATTCATCCTATTCATTCTCCTGGAATAAGCCTTGAACTCAAGCAGCCAATCATATTCTTTGGAGTTCTGCAGCCTGCTTAATTCATGTAACTTTTTCAGGTCTCCTCCGGCATCCTTGGCACGCTCTTTCACCTCGTGGTTCAGTTTGTCCATCTCTTCCTTTATCCTGAAATATTTCTTCCGTATAGCAGAACCACTTGTACGTTCATCAGGTATGGTGAAGAAACGTTTGGCTACAGGTACTTTCATCATGCTGAAGTTCTCTTTCATATCACCGTTAAAGGCATCAAGTAACATACTGGAGGCATCGCCTATAAGCTGTCCCACGCCACCCGTATAATTTGTTATCAGATGCTGCATAGCAGCTGGGTTCAACCATTTACCTATGTGGTCGGCCTTCCGATAATCATTACCACCATCAAAGGAGTTCATCACCCGTGATAATTCCGTCAATGATCCCCACGCATCCTTATATACTTTCTTGAATTCAGGGTCAAACTTATTGAACTCCGTATCTTTATAAATAGGAGCTCCGGCAAAATTCTCGTTCTCGGTAACATCGACTATCGGACCAACTAAATCGGGCAAGAGAAAGCGGGATGGGCTCCATTCTTTTCGGCCCGATTGCCCTTCTATGGAAAGCATCGCCCTCGCCTCATTGATTGAATCCCAAAACAAGTCTTCAGTGGTGGACAAATCATTCAATTTCATATACAGAATGTCCCCCATCGCATACATATTGCGGAATACCGGCGCAAGCGGCAACTTCAGATAACCAAGTTTCGGAATATACAGCATTAGATTGTTCCTACGAGTATAGTCATTTTGGTTGAAATAGTCATCGTCGTCGTCACCATACATCCCAACTAAAAAAGTATTAAGCACTGGAAGCATAAATCCTAAAGCGGCATGAAAGGCAAAAGCAGATGCAAACCTGACTTTATGCTGCTTGCCCACGTTGTACATCTGGTAAAGTCCTTGTATAATAGGATTTGCAAACAATACCCAACGCCTGAATATGTTTGCGGCGATACCAAAGAATCCGGGTGTTTGGACAGAACCTTTCTTGTTGAAGTTCACGGTGATATTCTTTGCCTCATTTACAGCATCAAACACCCCCTTGCCGTTTTCCCTTGCAAGCATATAGGCATTGAACCGAGTAGCATTCTCGGCTATGCGGTTGGCAAACTCAAACCATTCGCCCAAACGCTCCAGTCCCAATTTGGCATACCCCGCTTTCTTGGCGATACCTTTAAGACGAGCAATACGCTTATCGTTGTCTTCCTTCCACGCTTCCATACTGTTCAGGTTGGAATAACCAGTCTCTCCTCCATTTTCAAGAAACTCCTTATAATAGACATCCGCTTTCCGGTTCAAATCCAGTTTCCCACTCACTCCGCGATATACCGTTTTAAAAGCGGTTCCGCCGTTTGCAGCTAACTTTGCCGCTTCCTTGACGCCCTTTTCCATATAGGTAATGAAGAAAGCGTGATGAACGTCCCTAGACACATTAGCACCTACGAAATTGACATTATAGCTTGTCATACCTGCGGAATAAAGACGTTTCAGGTAATCATAGAAGTTCCATCCACCACCCTGTTCCATTTTTAGTTTCCCATTCAGGGCTTCAGCAGCACGTGGATTGCCGTTGATGTAAATCACGAAGTCTACGCCGTTACGTTTCACCACCACGGCGTGTTGGGAAATGTTCTTAGGGTCTATATGATAATTGACATCCAATTTATTGGAACGGCATTCGGCTTTTCCGTCTTTCTCCAAATCGAGCATTTCCTTTTGATGGTCTTCAATGGCTTTAGCCACCTTATCAGGAGTGGCATCCTCAGCAATCTCCGGGAAAGAAGCTTCCCATTTCCCATCATCTTTCTTCTTATACCACACTTGACTCAGTTTGGCTACATCACTCGGATGGTTTAGAACCATGTTCATGAACTTCTGCTTTATCAAGTTCCTGTTCCCTTGGAGGATAGCACTCTCAGCCATATTTCCGATGGCGGCAAACGGATCGTATGATTCGTGCTCATGCCCTCCGGCCGCCTTTATGGTAGCCGAAAAAGCCCCACCACCCTGATTGATATAGTCATACACATCCTCAGCGGTGTCTTCCGCCCATCCACGCATTGGTATATAGTATTCGAACATCCCAGCCACATGGTCGTATGTCGCCTTGCTCGTTATACCACTGTCGTAACTCTTTTTCAAAGTGGCTTTCGTTGCCGCATTAATGCTGTTCCACAATGGTTTTACATCGTGTGTCGTCTCAAACTGCCTGACGATATCCTTGGCTTTGTCCGTGAAACCTTCCTTATCACCGGTGATGGCAGTCAGCCCGGAGTAATCCCTAAACTTATGCGCATAAAGTGCCGCAAGTTCATCGAGTTTACCCTGATAGTCATCCCATTCTACTTTCCCGTCGGCATACTGTTTGCGGAGAATATCGCGGCTACCTTCATACTTCTCACGGAGTTCCTGTGCAGATTTCTTCCCATCATCCTTTTCTTTGGCTGCAATAGCGTCACGCACAGCGAATTCTCTGTTGCGCTCGAGTCCACTTTTAGCAATTAGATAGTCCTTTATTTCTTTTTCCGAAACACCCTCCTTAATCAGTCCGTCCATAATCTTCATCATGGGTTCATAAAATTCTTCCACGAACTTGTTTCTTTCCTGAAGGTTGGTACTACCAAGGCGGTTTTCAGCAAGATAGGCATTCTCGTAGCCTTTCAGTTTCTTTCCGGAGTGCTCCTCGATAATTTCCTGAAGAATTTTCACTGAAAGCATTTCATCTTGGAACGCTTCCTGAAAGTTGTACTGGGAAAGACGGGCTTTTCCCCAACGACCCTTGGTATTTATGGCCTCCTCGTATGCTTCACGTGTGCCATCAGACTGTTCTTTATCTGTAGTATCACGGAAACGGATTACTTCGGGTTCTTGTCCGGTTTCTCTGCCGGAGGATTCTGTTCCTTCGCTTGCTTTTTCTCTCTTTTCTTCTTTAAATCCTGAAGCATCGGAGTTCCGCACTTCCAACTCATGTCCGGCTCCCAAGGTTCGTCCCAAAAGTTTGTTGCTTTCTTCTCCGGTTCTTTCTGTTGTTCCATATGCTATAAAATTAAATATACCTTCAAATACTTCTTTTATTACAGGAGAAGCGTTTTTCAGTTCCTGCTGAAAAGTTTCTTCTCCTGACTTTTTTATTTTATCCTCCACGAATTTTACGATACATTCTTCCTTTTGAACGGCATCGCTCCTTTCGGAGTATCTGTTTTTTACAATCTCACAGCCTTTTGGATTTTTTGCAGATAGCCATTCGTAAACAGGTTCAATTACCTCCTCTGCTTTATCTCCAAATATTTCCCGTATTGCCCTGTGAGTGTTCTCATGCCAAAGATAGGCTTTTAATTCCTTATCGGATGCACCGTTATTAGAAATAATCACTCTTTCTGCTTTTTCATTATATATAGCAACCGCTTCTCCAGAATTGAAAGCATCCTCTATTTCGTCAATGGATTTATTCGAAATACCTATAGCCGCCAACTGCTTGCGCATTATATCCCTTGAGCGGATAACCAGTGCATTACCAGCACCGGCATGGCTTTGAGCAAAATCGCTTACAACCTTAGTAGATCTTTCATAGTCAGCCTTCTCCTGCTCTGCAGTACGGGAATACTCACCGATATGGAATCTTTCCTTCATGCCCTCATCTGCAGCAATCTTGTTGATGACAGCAATACTATCATCAGTATTCATCAGACGGTTCCTTGACTTCCACAATAAATATTTCACATCATCTCCGGTCAACTTCACATCGACACCAATTTCACGGAGGAAGTCACGCATAGCGGAAACAACCCGGCTCCACCATGAAGGAGTCTCATCCTTTTCTGCCTGTTCAGCTAAGTACTCGTCCATAGCTACAGCGACGCTTCCATTGTACTTGGCTTCTGCGGCATCATTCACTTCTTTTCTGGCGTTCTCCGGCAATTGTCCATAGAGTCTCTCCATTATGCCGTCAAATTCTTCCTTACCGAATAAATCACGCAATCCTTTATGCCCTACGACTTCATGGAGGACGGACTTCACTGCATCGGAAGCATTATTTAAGTTTGGAATATACACCGATACTTCCCCCGTATTTGTATCGTACCATGCCTTTATATTCCTCCCCCTTTCAATGGCACGCTTAGCAGCTCCGTCTGGAAGTTCTTCCACTGTACGAGGCATGTGAATGTGAGTATGCAGCACATCAGATAGTTTAGTAATGGCAGCCAAGACTTTCGCCGCATTTATTTCATGTAGGTCCTCACTGTTCTCACGTAAACGGATAGCATCATTAGAGGAAGAAAACTCCCCTATATTCTCTGTTGCAGATTTTATCTGATTAGGCTCAAAAACGACAAGCATTTTAGAAGAACCATCATTGATAATTGCTCCATCTTTTTTTTGGTCCTCAATCTCATCAAGCATAAAAGACTGGTAATTATCCCAAAACTCAATGGAATCCATATTTTTCAAGGCATTCCCCAAACCATTCTTTACAGCCCATCTATTGTCAGCCATTATTGGCTTTCTTATATTCAAAAATACAGGAATTATGTCTCCCTTAACTGTAGAATCAAATTCTGAAGCAGAGTAATCCTTGGCAATACTCTCTTTATCCGTAAAAAAGAATCCCGATTCATCGTAAGAATATCGACTCCCAATCATATCCTTTCTGAATCGTTCTATACTTTTGGAAAGCGTACCATGATAAACCACCAAAGGCTCACCATTTTTATCCACCACTTTAGAAGCATCCTTGGAACTGTTTTCCCAATCTCCAAACCAATTCTTGAATGCTTTAGTCCTCACTTGTACCCATTGTTTATCCGAAAGACTTGTTTTCTTTCCGTTGGGCGTTTTCATATAAGAACCATCTTCCTTTGCTTTGTCAATAATAGATTGTTCCTCTTTGGAGTAAAAGTCTTTTTCTCTAAATCGAGTATCCGCTTTCCTTGCATTGAATCGTTTGGAAGGAGGAATGATATTCCCATTATCATCCCTGGTTATCAAATCACTTAATTTGCGATTATTCTTTGTATCTTTATAGTGGTAATCACTACGATCATCATAGCCCCATTCATTGATATCGTTCCCATCCCAATAAATATTCTCAGCTGGAACTTCTTCTTTCATTATATTGTAATCCCCATTCAGAGTATGTTCACCATGTGTTTTTACATAAGATTCAGACAATGATATCCAATCACCATTTCTCACTCTACCTTCTTTCAATGATTTAGGAACGGCACGATAAATGGTTACTGTAGGATGTTTGCCTTCATCAATAGCAGATAAGGCTTCATTAATAGCAAATGCACTTTCATTTTTATATTTATCTCGGTTCATTTTCAATTGCTCATTCAAAGACTGGCGTATATTATCTTTATCACTTGCTACATCAACCAGGCTCTTATCATACCCTTCTTCATCGTATGATGGTGCACGATGTGCCATTCTAAATTCATCAGCTGATACATATCCTTTCCTGCGTGCAGCCTCATTTACTATGTCACGCATACGAGACTCGTCATTTTCCTCCAGTGCTTTAAAATAGGATACATCCATTTCTGTGTCTGTCATTAACTCAAATTCTTCCAGACGCTTTCTTTCCGTTTCCGCTTCTTCTTCGGCACGCTTACGGGCGGCCTCCATAACATTGCGTTGTTCCATTTCCTGTTGTACATACTCATCACGTAAAGCATCCACATTTCCTAACTTTTCGTATAGCTCCGCTTTGACAGGAGCAAACGCTTTTACGAATTCACTTAAAGACAAATCAGAATTCAAAAGTCGTATACTTCTCTTTATATTTTTGAAAGCATAGCTAGCACCACCCAAATTACCAACATTTATAGACTGTGCATATTTCCTCACATCATCTTCATTTAGATTATGCTTTTGGGCTAAGGAAGTTATATCACCATCTTCTACCTCGCGGAAGCGGACACCATCATCGGATATCTTATTAGTAAGTTTTTTCAGTGTATTCTCAGCCTCTTTCACTCTCTTTTTCTTTTCTTCTACCTCATCTGGAGTATACATTGAATTTACCGCTTGGGCAACCGAAAGCTCCCGCTTAGCATCCATTAGTTCATAGCGTGCTTGTTTAATATCGGCAACTCGCTTCTTGTTTTTAACGTTAGATCCACTTTTCGGTAATTTTACCGCTGTTTCACCGCTATTTTCCTGCGGAGAGGGAGATTTTTCGGTAAATTCACCTTGAATTTCGGTCTGCACATTTTCCACTTTCACACTCTTATAATCAACAAAAGGCTTTGTCTTACGATGAGAAGAATCTATCCACTTTTTGAATTCATCTTGGGAAACTTCGGAAATAGCTCCTAATCCCTTCCAACCAGGAGAATAATTCGCAAGATAAGCAGCACGTGCAGTTTCTGCTGAAGGGAAATCATACATCACTTTGTGTTCATCAAAAAAACCGTCCTCATTCATCTGGTCAATGACATACACTTTACCATCAGCCGGATTGTCCGATAAGAACACATCAATATGATCACCGTCTACCCCTTCTGTTCCGCGAATGTAACCATAGCTATTATTCATTGTGACACTCCACGGTTGGCCATTAGTATCTACCCCCGAACGTTCACTACCTTTCGGGTTCTCAATAGTAATGTCGTACCCATCAATCTTAATATGCCCTTTCTTATAGTTACCGGCTGACTTCTGTGCCTCAGTAGGGTTAGTATCGACTTCCTGTTCAGCATCAAATAAACGTTTAGCTTCTGATACTCTGTTTGCGTAGTCCAATACATTCTCCTCAGATTCTAATTGGGGAGAAGTAAATTGCGCCGGATTATTTTCTTTCGGGGTGAGAATATTACGTTTGAAATCAGCGTCAATGACATAAATATCACCTTCTGTATCTTTCAATACATTACGTGGGTACAAATCTGATATGGTAATGTCTCCATTTGAATATTCAGCTTCACCGGCTTTATTGAAGCCAAGATCTTGCATATAGGCACCAATCTCTTCAGGAGTGGCAAACTCTGCATTATCTATATATTCTTGTTTATATATTGGATAGATAGTACCTCCATTACCGAAACCAGTAAAGCCAACTAATTCATATTTGGTCTGCGGGAAAAGCTCGTTATGAAGGTCAATACGTTTGAATAATTCTGGAAGGTTCTTACTGTTCACCAAGTTATTCATCTTGTAAACAGCAGCGTTTTCTCTATCTAAATAAGTATCATTTTCATTTCCACTAAGGAATGGTGTACCGAGGTGGGAAAGATTTTGTATAGGAGTCCACAAGCCGTTTTCTTTGGCCTGTGTCTCGATCATTTGATTTACTTCTTGCTGGCGGCCTCTGCCTCTTTCGCTTTCCGATGCATTTCTTGATGCCTCTTCAATTCTTCGTCGTAATTGATAGACCGGTTCTTCCTGTTCGCCAGATATTTCAGGCAACGTTCCGTGCTCTCCTTGTGGAATTGATTGAGATACTTCGTCATTTTTGTTAACTTTTTGATTGTCACCTTGCAAAGGTACAGAATTGTCCTCAGGATTCAAAGCATTATTACCATTTTCCTGAATTGAGGAAGATGGTTCTACAACAGACAAATCATTTATTGTAGGTTGTTCTATATTTACTTGTTTCTGCTCTTTTACGATTTCGAATTGTTCATTGGAGACAACTCCGTTATTCTGCTCTTCACTTTCTCTATTCTCTGTTGCAGCAACTTCCGGTGCTCCGGATTCTTCGTGTTGCTCAACTTCTTCTCCAGATAACGGAGATTGATTTTCTCGGCTATCCTCTGCCTGTCCTTCTGTTCCATTATTATTTTCAATTTGTGAGTAAATATCATCTAATTCAGCAGCAGTGAAGCCACCATGATACAGTTCCGGGTTATTCTCTTCCATAGACTGAATTATAGCTTCGTCTGCGCCCTCTTCATCAAACTCATTGCGGAACTGATCATATTGCTGAACATAATCACCTAAAGCCTCATAATAGCTATCAGTGCGCTGCGTATCAGAAGCATCCATATCAGCAGTCAATGCCTCCTGGACTTCATTCTTCTGTTGGTCTGTCAATTTATCTATTTTCTGATCTGCCTCTTTCAGTTGGATGTACAATCGGCCTGTATTACTTTCCGGACCACCAACAGGAATACCCATTTCTTTTGTGGCTATCTCACTGAACTTGGAGGATAAAGAACGCATTGTGTTAGACACTTGGCTGACATGATTCGAAGGATTGGTAAGCATGAAGTCTACTATATCCTGTTCGGTCACATCTACCCCATTTTCACTTAGTTCCTGAGCAATAGCATCTATTTCTTGGCCGTCTTTTCTTAGCCAACCTTTCGCTAAAGCACCGGTTATCTGATTACGATCACCAAAGCGATTAAAAGAAGAAGTACTAACTTTTCTACCAAGTAACTCACGCTGCCACGGTTTCAAAGTCTGTTCATGGCTGGCCAGATCCTTAGCGGCAGAATAAGCATCAAGAACCTCGTTGGCATCATCTGAGTTATCAGCAACCCAACTAATATAATCTTCATCGGTACGCACATCTTCCGGAACCTGGACCTCTTCATCCTTATTACTTTCAGAAGTAACAGACTGTGTAGGTTCAACACTCTGGAAGAAAGTCTTCAAATCGTCCAACTCTTTCTTTTTAGATCGTATAATATCCCGCAGCTCAACACGTTCACTTCCGGTTGCCTTTGCCAGACGAGCATTGATTTTTTCAAGTTCTTCATTCTTTGCAGCAACATCTCCCCTTAAATCCTCAATAGCTACCTCGGGAGACTCCGCAGCACTGGTATAGTCAAACTGTTGCTGTGGTGTCATACTTTTATAATCAATGCTTCCGTCTTTCTTTTTAGGAAGGGTTTCGAGAACCTTTTGCAATCTTTGTTCAGGAGTTTCTTCCTGGACTGATTCTTCCTCTATAGGAACAGGCGCTTGCTCCGTTTCTTCTTGAATTGCTTCAGCTTCCAATGGCGTCTCTTCCGTTTGCTGGGTTTCTTCTTGCAAAGAGGCCGGGACAATATCATTTTGCCACAATTCAGACTCTTTCAGACTATAATAATCATCAACACTAATCGGGCGTTCATCTCCATTCTCAATATCAATTTCACCAGTATCATTAAGCTTTATGGCCATTACACTTAGACCTGGATCATCCATATTATCACCCTCTATTAGATAGCGGCTGCCATCTATCATAACAGTTTCTCCACGAACAGGTGCAGGAATATCAGGAGAACGGAGGCTTTCTTCTTCGTTAGCGATGAAATCTTGTTCAGCATTAGCCTCAGCCTGAACAATCATATCATCAATAGGAACCTCTGACAGAACGCTATCAAAATCCTCAGCTTGCGCCATCTTTCGCTCGCCGGTTTCATCTACATAATAAATAGTCTCGCTTGAACTGTCCCGGTCCAGAAAGCCATCCTCACCAAATGACAGATTACCACCCACAAGATAAACAGGATTATCGACAAACTTATGTTTAGCCTGAACAACAAGACCTGTTTCCGGATTACTGATCCTTTCGATGTCGGCCATTGCCTGTTCGCGAGCTTGCATCTTTGCTTCTTCCTTTCTATTGTTGATATGACCGACGTACTGCGAGAACATCTCTTTTGCCGGAAGATAATCTGCCAAAGCTGAAACCTGTTGTTCATTTAGGTTATTGGCCGATGCAAACTGCCCAAGGTCTGATACTGCATCCAACTGAGAAGTAAGTTCTTCAGGTAAAAGGCTATTTACTTTTCTTTCTGCCCGCTTATAATCACGATAGATATCAACTTTGTTGGCTTCAATATCTTCGGGAGTAATACCAGCAGTAGCATCTTCATTCTGTACATCTTCAAGCACCTTCTCTTCCTGCATATCCTGTACGGCAAAAACACGCTCCTTTTTTTCTTCCGGAGTTAAGTTTGCATCTGCAAGTGTTCTTCCTATAAAGGCTTTAGTCGTTTCTTGATCGCCTGCATTAATTACTTGCTGCAACTCATCAAACAAAGTCTTGTCTTCTTCATTTAAGCCATTTCTAAACCTGTATAAATTCCTCTGAGCAGTATATTTCTCACGTGCCATCCCCCCAAGCCCCAGCAGACCAAAGGCGGCAGACGTCGGTGCAAGTCCGAGGAATGTATCAATGTTATTGTCTAAGTCTGTAGCCTGTTCAACAGTCATCTCTCCCAGTGGAATATTGGCAAAGTTGTTGTACACTTCTTCAGCATATTCACCAAGTAACCCGTGAAACTGTGTACGATTAGCAACATTCTTTATAGTAGGATTATTCTTTATCTTACTAATGAACTGCACAATCTCACTATTAGTTAGCTTTGAAAGGCCAGGGACAAATTTACTCAATGCTTCTTTCGCCATTTTGCCACCACCGGCGAACGCATTAAAGACCATTTCCGACTGATTTTCGAGGAAATTAGAGACAGCAGATTTACCCAAGGCCTCGCCAACCTCCATGCCATTCTCACGGCCTGCATACTTAATCTCACCATCTTCTACTGTCGCCTGAACATCACCAATCATCCGTTCGTTGGTTCCAGAAGCTACGCGACCTATACTTGAAGTAGCTGTCATCCCGGCAGCGGCTGCGGCATCACCAACCAATCGGCCCGCAACCTTTGCCGCATTACTTGTTGCTGCACGGCCAAAGCGTTTCAAACCATGTTTCAGCAAACCTTTTGCTAATGCATTGCCGGAAGAAGAAACCGGATTAATAGCAAACTCCAACATAAAAGGAATACTTTGAGCCGTCGTGCTACCAGCTTTATAGCCTCTACTCATATCGGAAGAAAAGTAAGCCTGTGTAGCCATGTTTACGGCCGCAGCGTCAAGTAACTTCGATTCTTCCGGGGAGAGCTCTTCCCCACTCTCTTCTTTCTCAATCGCCTTTCTGAGTAAACCGGAATATGCCGTATCTGTAAGTCCCATGGTCCAGTTGTCTGTATCCATAAACCTATCTTTGAAACCTCTACCAAGTGAAGAGAAAAAGCCCGTATCGACTTTCTTGGATTCTTCTACAAGCTTATTAGCAGCATCAAGTAAGTTCTTTGCCGCATGGAGCGATGTATAACGGTCCTGCGTCTCTTTGGTATCACCATTACCAAACCTTTGTGCGGCACCAACGGCAGAAGAAGGGATGAAAGCGGAACCGACAGGCATAGCTACCGGCTCTCTCTCTTTATTCAATTCACTGTCAATCTCACCCAGCTGGCCAGTGATGTAATTCGAAAAGAAATTCTTTTCATCATTCTTTCTTTTCTCTATTGCGGCACTGTATTGTTTCGATTGTTCTTCAGGCGACATCTGTTGGTAATCTGTATAAGGGACACCAAATATCATTGTATCGTCGCCTTTACCCTCAACGTATGGAGATTTCGGACGTGGCTGTGACTGTTGCAATTGTCGTTGTTCTGGATGAGGAACAGTAACAGCAGGTATCTGACCATTACTCATTGCTTTGTCAAAAGCATCATAATCCCCAATATCTACACCTTTACTTTTTGCAGTATTATACAGCCAGTCTTTATTAGCATCTACATTCTTATCAAATTCCTCATAGGCGCCCATTTGAACGCCTTTATTCGTAAGTGCATCATAAAGCCACTTACGATTTTCATTCATATTTATTTCAGCCATGGTGCTTTATTATTGGATGATTGATTGTTACTAACCCACGGGGCAACTTCCTTTTTATCTGTTGCCCCTCCTAACTTAAACCCTCTACTTTTAAGCTCCTCGGCTGGTATCATACCATTCTGCAATGCGTAGGCAGCAGCAGCTTGCCAATCAGTCTTAGTCTTTGTGATATTTCCCATATTGTCTCTTTCATGAGAAAGGAACGGAGCTAAATCTTCCTCCCCCATCCCAGAACCAAGTACAATTTGCTGTGCCTCATTAGGTGTAAGCCGCGTACTACGAGTATAGACATTACCATCACCTCCAATAGCACTATCCATAATCTTTGAACTATTGCTATTGTCTTTAGTCTTGATCTCGCTTAATCTATACTTGTGGTTGAGTGCAGCAAGCTCTTTCGCATCCTTGGCTCTGGCTGCTTGTTGTGACAAAGCCTGTTTTCCTTTGGCATCCAGCATTCCTACTTGGAAAGCTTGATCTATTTGTTTTAAAGTTAAATCACGTTGATATTTGAACTCCATAGACGCTTTTGCAGCCTCTTGCTGACGTTTATATAGGTCTTCCGCACGTTTACCCTCATAGTCCTTAAAAATCATGGAGAGAGACTTATTTTGAAAGTCAGCATCATTCGTACGTTTAGCATCCCGGATACGTTGCAAGCGTTCGTTATACTTAGGTACCTGCGAATTTATCGGAGCGAATTGCCGGGCCCCCTTTGAAGAAGCGAACATTTGACCACCCAAATTTGCAATGTCACCCAACAAAGAAAGAGCACGCTCCCGTCGAGTAATCTTCTCTTCCTTTTCAAGATCCGGCTTCTGGTAGAAGTCCTTGAAAAAGCCATAAAGACCTTTCTGTCCAATCGCATCAGCATAATTGGGTTCAGGAGTAGCTGGAGCAATAGCCGGTCTTATTTCAGAAACCGTATGCCCTTCAGGTACTGCCGGAGATATAGCCTCATTTATTGAAGCAGGAGCAGGAACCGGCTTATTAAGATATTCCAGTAATGCCATACGTTTACCCTCTCTTATCCAATAAGCTCAGAGCTGAGCTAATTAATGATCCACTGTTACCCAATAACTGCGTACCACCCGCTTCGTTTGCCTGTAGCTGAGCCATCTGTTGCTGCATTAATGCATTCTCGTTGGCCTGATTCTGAGCATCGACCTGCCTCTTTATCGCATCACCACGAGTAGCAAGATTTCCAACGACTTCTCCCATCATCTTCTGATCATTTTCCTGTTGAGCAAGCACAGCCTCCGGAGTACCACCTGTAACAGCGGCAGTTGCTTGTGCTTCTTGATTTCTACGACGCAATGTATCTTCCACTCTCTTTATAGCAGACTGAGCCTCTTTACTATCTAAGTAGTTCTGGTAGTAGTTACGGTTATACCAAGCCTCATTCTTATTACGCTGTTGGTTAAGCATCTGCTGTTGGGCATTGGCCGCTTTTGCCGCCTTACTTGCTCCCATTACTCCGCCAATCAAACTGGCACCTATTCCAATTGCAGTTCCTATCATAATAGCTATTTTTTTAAGAGCAAAAAAAAGGATTTATCGCCATATTATAGTTGCGCTTTTACAACAATAATATGCTGTATTACAATTATATTTGTGATTTAATTAAACTATCACTTAAACAATTACAATTCACATGAAGAAACTCACAAAGAAAAAGAAGAACTCATACACCGAAGAAGAAAAGATACAGGCTGTAAGACTATTGAAGGAAAACAACTTTAATCATTACCTCACAGCCGCTCAAACAGGTGTTTCCATATCCTCCCTACATAATTGGTCTGCCCGGTACATGAGTGATATTGATAATACCAATAAGGTACAGATAATAGCCGAAAGTGTAGAATTGAATCTGGCAAGAGTGAAGACCAATTTTATAAATAAACACTATGCCAAGATGAATGAGCTTGCCGAAGAAGCTGTTAAAAAGGCAATAGACCTTGTAAAAGATGAAACAGACCTTAATAAGGTCAACAACACAATTAAGGTAATCTCTGACTTTTTTGGTAAAATGTCCAATGATGGAGAAGAAGGTGAAAAGAAAGGCGACAGCTACAGCTTAATACAGCAAACAATTATTGCTTGCAATAATATGAGTGAGAGCAAGTAGTTTTCATTAACCTCAAAAATATGTTATCTATATAGCCTCAAAAAACAGCCATTATGTGTATAAATTTATACAGTCCTCATAATTACATAAGAAAATACTCATATTCATTGTTATTTTTCATCTATAATGTTTACATTTGTCTAGTGTTTTTAAATTTATATTTTTATGATTGATAAAATTTATATAGATGGAACCGTAGTTGTAGAACATGGTATATTTTACACCAAAAATTTATTAGCAGGATGTAATGAAAGTTACAAAGAAAACGCTATAGTGATATCCCCACCTGATGAGATATTTAAAATAACGGAAAATTATGGTTCTATTTTTACAGAGTATTATATAAAAGGAGACGTAGCATGTTATGGTATTGATGACGGAAATGCCTACGCTTTCTCTCGAGAACATGAATATACACATAATAGCTACAAAAACAACATAAGATTGATCAAACGTTTAATCGATGAAGCAAATATTCCTGAAGATTTAAAAAATATATTTTTCCAGCAACAATTTATCAGTGTTTTTGGTGCCTTAGAATACTTTCTTTTTGACACATTCATGGGGCAAGTCTGTAATAATTACGATATCTATCAGAAAGTATTATCAAGCCAGTTAGATTGTTTAGAACACCACAATCGTGAAATAAGGAATAAATTGAGAGGAGAACATAATTTAGAACAAGAATTATTATTTATAGAGCAAACCAAAAATATTGTATATCACAATACTAAAAGGCACTATAAAATATTTTGTGTAAATGGAAAATACGGGATTCAGGTTGAGTTCCGTATTTTTTATTTTATAGCTT